GATCCTGCGTTTGCAGAAATAAATAGAGCATCTTCTTTAACAAATGATTTATTAAAAGACCCTAATGAAACAGACCCTAATAAAATATTTGATGGATTTAGAAAAACTCAAGTACAAAGGTTAGATGGTTTTAAAGATTTAAGAAACTTAATACAAATATATAATGAATTAGGTATGGATACTTCTGAAATTATTAAGGCATTATCTGTTAATGACTTATTAAAAGTACAAGGTAAAAATATAAATTTACTTGAAGCTGCTAATGATAATTATTTTGTTCCTTATTTTCCTAACTTATCAAAAGAAAGAATAAGTGATGTTTTTCCAAAGCAAATACCTGAAACAAAAATGTTTGAACTATATAATAAACTAGAAGGAAGTGCAATAGAATGAGTAAAAAAGATTTAACAAAATTATCTAACAAGCAATTAGAAAGCATGTTAGCTAAGAAGTATGGTGTAGAAAAGTATCTCAATCAGAAGAGTCAACTGCTTGACTTGTTAGGTCGTAAGGGTGAGACTGATATACAGTCAGGATTCACAGGTCCTGAGACTGAAGCTATGTCAATTATGCTTGAAAATATAATGAAGTCTACTAAAAAAGCAGAGGGTGGTATTGTTGCACTGTTAGGTGGTGGTAAAGTTAATGCACCTAGACAGACTGAGATAAAAGGTCAAGACCATATGTTAGCCTATATAACTCCTGAAGAAGGTGGACTATTAAAAGCTTTGGGTGGTGCAGGTAAAAAAGGTCCTATGGGTATACCAAGTTTTTATGAAACAGCAGAAGAAAGCGAAGGCACAACTGAATCTGAAGTATCTGAAGCTGAAGCAGGTATGGGTACAGGAGATGATAGTGAAAGTATGGGTCCTATGGGAGGTTCTCCTAGTAATGACATGGGTATTGATAGTAGTTTAAGTGATATGGAATCAATACAAGCAGGACTAGAAGCACCAGGTCATCCTGATATTGGTGGTAGTGAAAGTGAGTATATGGAAGAAGTTCGTAAAAAAGCTGAAGAAGAAGTAAAGCCAGACACTGAACTTACTCAACAAGAACTTGACTATTTTGCAAGAGGTATGGGTACTGCAACTAAGCCTTTAAAAACTTTAGGAGATATTAATGAGTATATGTCAACTTTAGTAGGCACAACTGCAAGTCCTACAGGTGCAAAGCTTAGTAGTGATAAAAAGTTTTTAATACTGCCTAATGGAAAAATTATTAATTTAAGAACAGGTAAGGTTACAGAAGCTATATCAGGCTTAGAATTATTTAGAGGGGGTTTAATCTAAATGAAATATAATATGACAGAGCTACTAGACCAACTTGTTTTACATGAAGGTTTAGAGCTACTACCTTATAAAGACAGTCTTGGCATAGATACCATAGGCATAGGTAGAAACTTAGAGCATAGAGGTTTGAGTGAAGAAGAGCTTGGGTATATAGGTAAGGACATATCAGATTTATGTGAGTGGGGTATTACTAAGGAACAGGCATACTATCTTGCAGAAAATGATATAAAGATAGTTGAGGAAGAAGTTTGCAAAGCACATCCTTGTGTGATAGAATTAGACGAAATTAGACAAAGAGTAATTATTGACATGGCATTTAATATAGGTGTGCCAAGACTAAATAAATTTGTTAAGATGTGGAAAGCCATAGATGAGGAAAATTTTGCAGAAGCAAAAACTCAGATGTTGGATTCTCGTTGGGCAAATCAAGTAGGTAACAGGGCAGTGCGACTTTCCAATGCAATGGAAACAGGAGAGTGGGTATAATGTGGGGTGCAATAATTAGTGGAGTGACAAGTCTTGCTTCTTCTTATATGGATAGTAGGAAGATAAAGACAGAACACAAGGCAAAGGTAGAACAGGCAAGAGTTAATGCAGAAATTAATAGAATCGAAAAAGCTGCACAGTCAGACCAAAACTATGACCTTGAAGCCTTACGACAAACAAGATATAGCTGGAAAGATGAGTACGTACTTGTCATCCTTACCCTACCTTTCATTGGCAGCTTCATCCCTGATATACAAGACTATGTTCTCAAAGGATGGGAGTACATAAACAAAGCACCTGAATGGTATCAGTGGAGTTTTATGGGAGCAGTTGCTGCATCATTGGGAATCAGATGGGCATTTAAGTTCTTCAGTGGGAAGAAGTGATTCATCTTCTTCATCTTCCATCTCTTCAGGAAATGCCTGAGACATAAGTTCAAGAACTTTTTCTATACCAATAATCTTCATACCCTTAACAATTTCTTGTTCTAAAGATTCTGCAGTAATCTCATCTGCATCTATATTATTACCTCTAACTCTAGATAATAATTCTAATGCTTTCAACGCAGAGGTTGTCTGTCCTTGAGTTCTTGCAACACCATACTGCTTTTCTATTTCATCAACAACGTCAATACTAGTTGTCATATTGATAGCTAGTTCGTCTAGTCTTTCTTGAACTGCAGGGTCTTGTAACAATCTTGAGCCTGTATTATGTGCAGATATCTCACTATATCCTGCATCCTTTGCAGCTCTTGTTGCGTTTTTATGTAGTATATAGTTTTGACAAAACTTTTCTTGTTTTTCTTTAAGCTGCATCTTCCATTATTTCATAGTAATATTTTTCATTTGCTTTTAATGAGTTCTTCCAAACTTCAGATACTAAAGTATTCTTACCATGAACCTTTAGAGCCATGTCCATCTCTTTATTGGCAAATAATTTTTCACAATCTTGAGCCATTGCAAGTAACTCTCCTGTAGTCCAAAAATAAACATCATTTGTTTCAACTCTAAAGTATTTAGGTTTATCTAAAACTATTTCTTTTTTCATTTCTTCAGTTAGTTCAGGAACTGAACAGTCAAATCCAAACAATTCAAAGTTTCTAAATCCAAGTATGTGAGCAATAGATATAGTTCTCATTGCTGCACAAGTGCCACCTGCAACTAATGTTTCTCCTTCTTCTATTCCTGTATTAGTATTTATTTTAAGTTTATCTTTTACACTTGTATCTCTTAATGCTTCAGAATATGCAGACCAACCTTTTATATTTGCACCTTTTTTTATCAGGTATTTTGTTACTGAAGGGTCAGTCATTGAAGCAACTAAAAAATTAGTGTCTTTATTTATTTTTTTAAATAAATCTTTTCTTTTAACTCCATGTGTACTGATACCATCTATAGGTCTAGGGTCAAGTATTGAACATATAAAAGGACTAATACCATTCTCTAATAGTTTTGGATAGCTATGTTTTACACAGAACACTTTAGTATTAGGTTGTCTAGCTTTTCTTTTAAGTAAATCAAAGTCTGTGCTTGAACCACCTGAAACAATAAGTGCAGTTTCATTATGTACCTTACTATGTTTTAACCAACCAAAATCTTTAATAAGTTTTTTATTTTCTTTTATATTTACATATATTTCATCTGCAGGTCTAGAATCTTTTGGTTGTACCACAATAGGCATACGAGTTATATGGTCAGGTAAAGGTTTTACTGCTTTTTTATTTGCAACGAAAGCTAAATGCGTTCTACCACCACCAATAACTCTGTCATTAGAAGGTAAAACAACTTTGCCATATGCTTCTATTTCTTTTATAAGTTTATTAACACCCATATTTTTTTCTTCAGGTTCATTACCTTCTTCATCCTTAGAAAAGAAATCATCAAACACAAGTAAAGGCACTTTCTTTAAATCATTGTAGTCAGATTTAACAGTTTCATATGAATGACCACCATCAATAAAAGCAAGGTCAACTTTGTTAGCTGACTTACACTTCTTTAGTGTAACCTTTGAGTCACCTTTATGTAATTTAAATGTAAACTCTTTACCTTTTTCTTTCATTTTATTTTTAAATTCTTCTAGTCTATTTGTAACTAGTTCTATAGTATGATGCTTCTTAGTATTCATTTCTATATTATCAGTTAAGGCAGTTGCTTCTTCAAATAAATCAAAACCAAAATAAGAAAACTTATCTCTGTATTCAAAGACTGCAAGTGCCATCTCTATTGCACGACCACCATTCCATGTACCAACTTCAGTTATTGATTTAGGTTTGTAATGTCTTATTATGTCTGCAAGTTGTCTATATCTAGGTAGTTTTATATCAGGTGCAAGTTCATTTTTCTTGTTTTTTAGATTACCTTTGTAATGTATAAAGTATTCTGAAAGAGGTGACTGCATAAATGCAGATAGACCTTTGGCATTTTCTGATAGATTATTAACTACCATACCATGTGCCTTGTATATGTTTAGTAATCTTTCAAAGATAAAACCATCATGCCATTCTCTATAAGCAATAGTTTCTCCTATAGTATAACAACCCCTTAAATCTGCAAGTATTGAACAGGCATCATGGTACTGTAAATTAAATCCCATAAAACTTGTTTCACTATAGTCAACATCTTTTCTACCTAAATGAACTAAACTTGCTTGTTCAGGTAACCACTTTTTCATTGCAGAAACTTCAAGTCTTTTTGTTGCAACTGTATCTGCATCAATCCATATTAACCAATGAGGTTCTTCATTGTTTCTTTTTTCTTCCATCATCTTGAAGGCACAGTCAGTTAACGCATAAACTTTATGACACCACTTAACTGCATCTAGTCTCCAATTATAAGGCATCTTACCACCTTCAGTACCATCATGTGTTTTCATTTTTTCACGATAGCTTTTCATCTCATCTAGTGTACATAAATCATTATAAGTAATACTATCAGACAGAATGGGATTACTTGCATGAATATCAAAGTCGTGATAGTAAGCAATAAGTTTAAAGTGTTTAGGATTAAATTTTTTAGAGATACTCTCAAGCATTTCTTTTGCATAAGTATTATATCCTTCCTCACTAAAAGAAGTGACAAATGTGTACATATTATTTTTCCTTTGGTAATATTCTTGATTGATATGATTTTTTAGAAGTTTTCCATTCGCCTGAATAGTTGGCATCTACTGGTCTTTTAGGAGTCCAATCTTTAAACCAAGGTCCTCCTGTAGTAAAATGTACATTACAAGGATTTATATTTACGTCTGTCCACCCATCCAAAAAATTCCATTTGGGATGTATAGCACCTATCTCATTATCTTCTAGCCATTTAAAATTATGAAGCCATCTTCCTGATTTAGTATTAACATCTTCAATAGTAAGTCTTTCATTGGCAGGGTGTTCACAATTCCACAAAACAAAACTAGACCAATTTTTTCTACTATAGTTAGTTTGTAACTGACTATCCATTTTAAAAACTTCTTTTGGTTTATAGTCATGTTTTACAACTGACACTGCATACTCATCAAACTGACCATACTCTTCAAAGACTTCTGTAATGTCTGCCCTAACAAACATATCAGAGTCCATGAAGAGTGCCAATCCTTTATGAAGATTAATAAAAGGTATTAAGAATCGTGTAAAAGTAAACTCACTACTAAAAGGTTTTCTGTCAGAAAAATCTCTCATCTGACCTTCTTCATCTAGATAATAAGTTCTTTTATATAAACCTGACCTACGTAGTGATGACTGCTCTAAAGGTATTACATCATATTTACTAGTATATTGATTGATAGAATCTTTTAAAATTTCAAAAGCAATATGTTCTTTAGGGTCATAACCTACGTATATAATAGGTCTTCTAGTATTAT